CAAAAGAGCATAACTTATAAATAACTATAAGTTCAAACAGTTACCAACAAGGAGACATTAAATGTTTTTATCAGAGAATATTCAACAAAAGTGGTCAGCAATTCTGGATCATCCAGACCTGCCACAAATTAAAGACAACTACAAGCGTCAAGTTACAGCTGTATTGTTAGAGAACCAAGAAAAATCTTTACGTGAAGAGCGTCAAGCATTGTTCGAGACTCCAGCAAACAACATTAGCGCAACAGCAGGTATCGACAAATATGACCCAATCTTAATCGGTTTGGTTCGTCGTGCTATGCCTAACCTAATGGCTTATGACATCTGCGGTGTACAACCAATGACTGGCCCAACAGGCTTGATCTTTGCAATGAGATCTATATACAAAGATGAACGTAATGATACTACAAACAGAGTAGAAGCATTGTTCAACGAAGCAAACACATCATTCGCTGGTTCTATTCCAGGTACAGGTTCATTACCAGCTCATTCTGGTTCTAACCCAGTATTTGGCACATACACTACAGGCAATGCCATTTCTACAGCATCTATGGAAGCTGCAAGTCAATTTAATGAGATGTCATTCTCAATTGACAAGACAACAGTTACTGCTAAGTCACGTGCGTTGAAGGCAGAGTACACTGTTGAATTAGCACAAGACTTAAAAGCAATTCACGGTCTTGATGCTGAAGCAGAATTGTCCAACATTCTATCACAAGAATTCATGTTTGAAATCAATCGTGAAGTTGTTAGAACAATTTATCAAGTTGCAAAAACAGGTTCACCTGCAACAGCAACAGCAGGAACATTTGACTTAGATATTGACTCTAATGGACGTTGGTCTGTTGAGCGTTTCAAAGGTCTATTGTTTAACATTGAGCGTGATGCTAACCACATTGCACAAGATACTCGTAGAGGAAAAGGTAACTTCATCGTTTGTTCTGCAGACGTTGCAAGTGCATTAGCTATGTCTGGTGTTCTAGACTATACTCCAGCTCTATCGACAAACTTAAATGTTGACGATACAGGCAACACATTCGCAGGTGTATTGAACGGTCGTTACCGTGTTTACATTGATCCATATTCTGCAAACCTAGGCGCTGCTAATCAGTTCTACATGGTTGGTTATAAGGGTTCTTCTCCTTATGATGCAGGTATGTTCTATTGCCCATATGTACCTCTACAAATGGTTCGTGCTATCGATCCTAACAGCTTCCAGCCAAAGATTGGCTTCAAGACACGTTATGGTTTGATTGCTAACCCATATGTTACATCTGCTGCTGGTTTATCCGATGCGGATGCAGACAGATTTACAGCTGGTCGCAACCAATATTATCGCAAGACTAAGGTTGTAAACTTAATGTAATTAAGTAGCCGGCATAGATCGGAATTTAAGGGGGAAGTAATTCCCCCTTTTTCTGCCTTTGCACAGGCTATAAATATATTAGATAACAAGGAAGCTTATGTATACATCTAACATCAACAATCTACAAAGTAATTTTTATAACTCATTACCAAAAACTTATGATTATTTAAGACCAAATGCGTTTAGATTTGGTGTCAAAGATATACCTAATGTTTCCTTTACTTGTCAATCCGCAAACATCCCAGATATACAACTAGGATATGCGGTTCAACCTACCCCGTTTGTTGATATTCCTACTATCGGTGATAAGATTAATTTTGGTGAGCTTGCAATTAGATTTTTGATTTCGGAAGATATGTCAAATTATCTTGAATTGTATAGATGGATAGTGGCTATAGGTTTCCCCAAAGACTATAACCAGTTCTCAACCTTTGTAAAAGATAGGCCAAGTAGATTTCCGTTTGTAACAAATATAAATGGTACCTCAGAGATTTTGGCATACTCGGATGCAACTTTAACAATTTTAGACTCGACAAACACAGCAAAAGTAAATATAATATTTAAAAACCTGTTCCCTACATCGTTGTCCGCTTTGGACTTTGATATAGCATCAGGAAGTGTAGAATATTTTACAGCGATAGCATCGTTCAAATATACTATTTTCGAAGTAGAGCCCTTATAATATAACTTGGAGTTATTATGAATACAAAAAAGAAGATTACACCAATGGCTTTGCCAAAGGTGCCTGCATTGCCTAAAGTACCAACAACATTAACACCCTCAGCAAATCCAAACGAAAATAAATTGGAAGTTAAATTAGATGATTTGCGAAAAGAAAAACTCTTCATAGCAACTCCTTGCTATGGTGGAATGTTGACAGAAGCATATTTCCGCTCAACAATTAGATTGTTAACATTCTGTAACCAACATCAAATCCCCGTGGCATTTGGTACTATTGCAAATGAATCGTTAGTAACAAGAGCACGTAATGTACTTGTTGCTTATTTCCTACAAAGCGATTTTACTCGCTTAATGTTTATTGATGCGGACATTGAATTCCAAGTTGAAGATGTAATTAAATTAATTGCACACAATAAAGAGGTAGCAGTTGGTGCTTATCCTAAGAAGGGTGTAAATTGGCAGCGTATTCGCGAGTCAGTTAGACTTAAGGATGAAGGTTATTCGGATCAACAGATCGCTTCTTTCGGTAGTGACTATGCTATCAACTTTAAATTCTTAAATCGCGATACCAAACAAATTGCTATTGAGAATGGTCTAATTCGTTTACACGATGGTGCTACAGGCTTTATGATGATTAAGCGTGAAGTTATTGACAAAATGATTGTACATTATCCTGAGCTTAAGTATAACAACGATTTAAATACTCCCCCACAGTTAAATCCTCACTTCTATGCATTCTTTGATACTATGATTGATCCGAAGGACAAGCGTTATTTGTCTGAAGATTATACCTTCTCACGCAGATGGCAAGATATGGGCGGCGAAATTTGGCTTGACCCATCTATCAGCTTGAACCACTATGGTTCATTCAACTTCCAAGGCAATCCTCAGCAAATTATCCAAGTCGGTTAATTGAAGGCATTATATTATGAAATTAACTGAGTTGCAAGATACTTGGGAAGCGGATTGTAAAATCAATGAATTAAATTTGGGTCAGGAGTCTATAAAAACTCCTAACCTTCATGCAAAATATTTGAATCTACTTTCCTCTACACGCCTTAATCTTCGTAAAACTGAATCTGATTATTTAAATTGCCGACGCAAAAAGTATCGGTATTATAGAGGTGAGATGACACAAGCAGAATTAGAAGAAGAGAATTGGAGCCAATGGCAAGGTAATAAACCTCTTAAAAATGAAATGGATGAGTTTCTAACTGTAGATGCTGATTTGGTTATCCTGCAAGATAAAGTAGAATATTTTAAAACAGTATTATATCAGTTAGAACAAATTATTCGTTCCATCAATAGTAGAGGTTGGGATATTAAAAATGCTATTGAATGGCAGAAGTTTACTAATGGCATGATGTAATGGCAGATATAGTATTATCGAAAAAAGATGAAGTTTATCTTAGAGTAAAATGTGAACCTTCTCTTGGACAGGAATTAAATGATCATTTTTCATTTGATGTACCTGGAGCAAAGTTTCATCCCCTCTATAAGTCTCGTATGTGGGACGGCAAGGTTCGTCTATATTCTATGTTCACACAGGAACTGTATGTTGGATTGAAAGAATATCTAGAAAGATTCTGTGACGAAAGAGATTATACTATAGATTACAGTAATTATGTACAGGAATGCGATGCTGTAACTTATGATATTGTTAGAAAATTTTGTGAAGATTTAAATATAGGCTCAAAGGGAAAGCCTATCGAAATTCGAGATTACCAAGTAGATGCAGTTTTTCAATCTATTAAAGATGGAAGACGTCTTTTACTATCTCCCACTGGTTCAGGAAAATCCCTTATAATCTATTGTCTTATTCGTTGGCACGAAAGATATAGTAGACGACAATTAATCCTTGTACCAACAACCTCACTCGTGGAACAAATGTATTCGGATTTCCAAGATTATTCTTGTTTGAATAATTGGAAAACATCTGAGCATTGCCATCGTATTTACGGAGGTCACGAAAAATCCAATGAATATGATGTTGTTATTAGTACATGGCAATCGTTATATAAACTACCTAAACCTTTCTTTAAAGATTTTAAAGTAATTTATGGGGACGAGGCACATAATTTTAAAGCTAAGTCTTTAACAAGTATTCTAAATAAATGTACTACATCACCCTATAGAATTGGTACTACTGGAACATTGGATGGAACCAAAACACATAAGTTAGTTCTTGAAGGACTATTTGGTGCGGTGTATAAAGTTACCACCACCAAGAAACTTATTTCGGATAACCAGTTGGCAAATCTTGAGATTTATAATATAATATTAGAATACAGCGACGAATTGAGAAAAGGAACAAAGGGTAAGTCATATCAAGATGAGATGGATTTTATAGTTCAGCATGAACCAAGAAATAAATTTATACGCAATCTTGCATTAAAACAGACAGGTAATACTTTAGTATTATTCCAATAT